CACAACGATTACGCATATTGTAGTAATTGACCAAGAAGCAGGAACAAGCGCAACGATTAACGCACCCACGATAATTGACTACGGTTATTATATCGGAGTACAAGCGGTGTATTCGTTAAAAGCAGGACGTTTTTATATCGTGCAACTTTACAACCTAACTAACTTTTTAGGTAGTGAGCAGGTTTGGTGTTACAAAGCAGGGTTGCAAACTGACGAACATTCATCTAATAATGATTTTGTAATGCTATGAATATAGACGTAATAAATTTGGCGCAATACGAAGCACCGCAAATAATAGAATCTAAGCAAAAAGGTTATGTAACTTTTGGCGAAAACAATAGTTACTTTCAATTTCTTATAGACCGTTATAGAAAAAGTGCAACGAATCAATCCATTATAAACAACGTAACCCGTTTAATGTATGGTAAAGGATTAGGAGTAATTGATGCAAGCAGAAAACCTGCTGAATACGCACAAATAATGGCTTTGTTCAACAAGGATTGCTTAAGAAAACTTTGCTTTGATTTAAAGACATTAGGTCAATGCGCTATCCAAGTACACTACAACGACAAGCACGATAAAATACTAAAGGCGTTTCATATTGACATGAACCTTTTAGCGCCTGAGAAATGCGACGATGAAGGGAAAATTAACAAATGGTATTATTCCAATAATTGGGAAGACATTAAGAAATTTCCACCTAAACCATTCGCTACATTTGGAAGTTCAAAAGACAAAGTTGAAATCTTAGTAATTAAACCTTATGCAATTGGAATGAAGTATTTTTCTTTGCCCGATTACGTTGCAGGAACGGCTTACGCGTTACTTGAAGAAGAAGTAAGCGATTACCTTATTGAGGAGGTGCAAAACAGATTTAGCGGAACTAAAGTAGTAAATTTCAACAACGGGCAACCTGACATTGAAACCCAAAATTTGTTACAGCAACAAATTAAGTCAAAGTTGACTGGAAGCAAAGGTCAAAGAGTAATAGTTGGATTTAATAATAACAAAGAAACGGCAACAACGGTAGACGATATTCCTTTGAACGATGCACCTGATTTGTATAATCAATTAAGTTTAGAGTGCGAGCGTAAAATTATGGTTTCGCATTCTATTACAAGCGGTTTGTTATTAGGTTTAGGAAGCGCTAACGGATTCGGAAGCAATGCAGATGAATTAAAGAATGCTTTTGTATTATTCGATAATATGGTTATTAGACCGTTACAGCAACTTTTGATTGATGGATTAGAACAAATAACATCTTTCAACGGGAACACGGCTAAATTGTTTTTTAAAACGTTACAACCTTTAGAGTTTACTGATTTGGAAAACGTGCAATCGAGCGAAGATAAGCAAGAAGAAACGGGAACGGAATTGAGTAAACAAGAAAGCGAAGATGATAAAGTTGCACAAGCGTTAATTGATTTAGGCGAAGATATGCCAAGCAATTGGGTATTGATTGACAGCTACGAGGTTGACTATGAAAACGACGATTTAGAAGATGCCGAAATTGAAGCATTAAACAATAAAAAACTGAGCTTGTTAAGTCAAGTTTATAATTTCGTTTCAACGGGAACAGCAAACCCACGAGCAAAAAGTGAACAAGACGCAACAGTTGACGGTATTAAATTTATGGTTCGCTATACTTATGAGGGAGGATTAAGAGATAATTCAAGAGAATTTTGCCGAAAAATGGTAGGAGCAAATAAGCTATATCGAAAAGAAGATATTATAAGAATGGGAGCTTTACCCGTTAATGCAGGTTGGGGGCCACGTGGAAAAGATACATATTCGGTATGGTTTTATAAGGGGGGTGGTTCATGTTTTCACAAATGGATGCGTAAAACGTTTGTAGCTTTTGATGAAAAAAGTGGTATCGACCCGTTGAGCCCGAAAGCGAAAACGATTTCAACTAACAAGGCAGAAAAAGCAGGTTATAGAGTTCGCAACCCGAATTTAGTAGCGATGAGACCAGTTGATATGCCAAACAAAGGATTTTTACCTAAATAACACGAAATGGCAGAAGCACTAATTATAACAAGGGATGACGTGGTTAAATTTACCACTTTAAACGGAAACGTTTCACCAGAAAAGTTTTTGCAATATGTAAAGATAGCTCAAGATATTCACGTCCAAAAGTATTTAGGTACTGATTTACTTGAAAAGATAAAAGCGGATATTATAGCGAATACTTTAGGTGGTAACTATTTAACTTTAGTAAACACGTACATTAAACCGATGTTGATCCATTGGGCGATGGTTGAATATTTACCTTATTCAGCATACACAATTGGTAATAAAGGAGTTTATAAGCATAACGCAGAACAAAGCGAAAATATCGACCGTTTAGAATTATCTTTATTGATTGATAAACAAACGCAAACGGCAAACCATTATAGCAGTAGATTTGTAGATTATATGTGTTTTAATCAAGCTTTGTTTCCTGAATACAACAGCAACAGCAACGGCGATATTTATCCAAGTTCAGATACTAACTTTACTAACTGGGTTTTATGAAAAAGCGGTCAAAAAAGAACATTGAAAAATTAATGGTTTTCCTTCAACAAATCGAACAAGAAAAACCAAAAGAAAAGAAATGAGTTATTTTAAGATACTTGATACACTTCGCGCGCAGTTACAAGCGACTAACCTAATTTCCACAATTACGGACGGGCAAATTAGTGATATTGATTTAGCGAAACAAACGATTTTCCCTTTAGCGCATATTATCATTAATTCAGCAAGTATAGAGGGTAAAATGCAACGCTTCAATATCACTGTTTTAGCGATGGACATTTTAGACAGTAAGGAAAAATACGACCTTGAACCGTCTATAATGAATGCAATGTTGCAGGCACTTAATCGAGTTCACGACATAATGAAAAGAGGGGATTTGAACCCTGACTATATTATGATGGACGGCGACGCAACCTTAGAACCGTTTACTGATAGATTTGAGAATAAGTTGGCAGGTTGGGCAATGACATTCGATGTTATTATGCCGTCCGATATGACCGTTTGCGATACTGGATTTACAAGTGGTTGCCCAAATGTTACGGTAACAGACGGAAGCGAAACAATACAGGTTTTGGCAGGTGGTACTTACACTTGTGAGGGTGGTTCAGCTTCGGTTGTTGTAAGTAATTCAAACGACACTTATTCAGTTACAACAGATGAGAATTTAGAATTGCCAAATACAACGGTTAATGTTTATGTTGACGGCATATTAAACCAAACGGGAAGTATTGTAACTTTAGACCCTAATCAAGTAATAAATATCACAGCATGAGTTTAGATATAAATTTAACAAACGTACAATCGAAACCAATAGTAGTTTCGGCAAATCAAACAGCGGAAAACGACCGAGTTTATCACGTTGTAGCGAATGCTACATTTACAGACCCAACTGGAGTAAATGGAAAAGGATATGAAGTATTTGTAAGAAATGGAACGGCAACTATTAATTCAGTCGCATATACGGAAGGCACAACTATTTTAAGGTTGTTTCATTCGGGAGCGTGGGTTTCTTATTTAGGTGGTGGTAGTCAGAATTTACAGCAAGTTACTGACATAGGAAATGACACTACTAATGGAATTATCACTACAAACTCATTTGTGGCATTTGATGATATTTCAAGCCCAGATAATTATTCAGTTTTATCTCCTAATTATCTTGAGTTAGGCACCAATTCAACTGGAGAACAGCTTTTTTTATTTGGTAATAACATCCAATTTGTTAGAGGTAACGGTGCTATTGCTGGAACATTTAAAGCTACAAATGTCACTTCACCTAACAATGTCACTCTTGAATTCCCTAACAAAACTACTGGGAGCTACACAATAGCTACTACAGCTGATATACCAAACACTTCTGATTTTGTGGAAAAATCCGATTTCACTTCGCATTCAATATTAGCCAAGCAAAGTGGAGCAGGCGACCCTGTTGCAGTATCAATTGGAAACAATGAGATTTTAGGTAGAAAAAGCGGTGGTGGTTCTAATATTGAAGGGCTTTCTGTTAGTGAGGTAAAAAGTTTACTTAATTATACAGCAAGTGATGTTGGAGCGGTTGCAACTAATTCAGCAATTACGGGAGCAACTAAAACTAAAATAACTTACGATGCGAAAGGACTTGTAACAAGCGGTGCGGATGCAACCACAGCGGATATTGCGGATAGTTCAAATAAACGTTACGTAACAGACGCTAATTTAACGGTAATTGGAAATACAAGTGGAATAAATACTGGAGATGAAACGCAAAGCAGTATATTAGCGAAGTTGGGTTTTGTCAATAAGCAACAATTTGGCGGAACGGTGACGGGAACAACGTCAGAAACGATAGTACACACTTATTCATTTTCAGCCAATGAATTGAGCGCGAATACTATATTGCATTTTGAAACTCAATTCTTTCGAGTTTCACCGTCCGCAAATGGTACATTTAGACTGAAGTTAAACACTTCCAATACGCTTGTTGGTTCTGTTCAATTAGCTACTAACGGCATGGGGGGTAATACAAGTACGTTTGCATCTGTGCGGAGAAAATTAACTATAAGTGGTGGAAATATAATTGGCTTTCCACCTACAACATCGGTCGCATCAGATTTATTGAGTTCAGCAATTGCAACATTAAGTAACGCTATCGATGTCACACAGCCACTTTGGTTTTTTGTGACTTATCAGCCGTCAGGGTCTGGAGATAGTGCAACTTGTTCATTTTCACATTTAAAGAATTTCTAACATGAAAAGTATAGTTGACCGAAATACGTGTAAATTTCTTTATTGCCGACTAGACGAACCAACGGAAGTAAATGAAGTTGCCATTAACCAAACTTATGACCTTGAAAATCCTGAGGGTAAAGAAATATTTTATAATTTTGAAACAAAACAGTTTTATACGAAATGATACAGAACGGGCTTGAACTGCTACACAAATACGGTGCAAAGAATTTATTTTTTATAGCTGCAATTGTTTACTTATATTTCTCGATTCAGAAGGCTGAAAAAAAGATTGAAGTTATTGAAGCGAAGTTATACGATTGTTATGAAGATAGGGTTTTGATCCAACGAAACGCAAATAATTCATATCAAACACCAGAACGACTAATAGCAATTTTACCAAATGAAAAAAATAATTTACGACACACTCGCACCAAAAGGAACGTTTGAGCAAAAGCGAGTAGCTTCATTTACAGCGTTTTGGGTTGCCGTTGGTTTAGCGGTTTGTGGATTTCATTATGACATCGTATTGATTTTTATCGGCTATTCAGCCACAGCAATCGGTTTAAATGTTTGGAATAAAAAGATTGACAAAGAATAATTACTAAATTTACACTTTCATATTCGTTTTTTTTAAGGTTAATTAAGCCTATCATTCATTTGGTAGGCTTTTTTTTTATGATTGATTTTCAGATAGTTAAAAAATAATTGAAAAATAATTAGGTAAATGTTTTGCCGAATGGAAAATAAGTATTAGATTTGTTCAACATTTAAAACAAAGGAATTATGAAAGCAACTGAAATGATTAAAGCAGAAATGAAAAGAAGAACAGATTTAGTAGAATGTTTAGAGTTCAGAACTAAATGTGTTGAAGTAGCTAAAAAATTAGGCATAACAGCTGAAGAGTGGAATAAAAACAAAGTAGGTATACTTTTATTTATGGCTAATGAATTTTGCGCAATTGAAAACAGATTAAACAAAGCATAATCAATCAGGGGGTGCGCATCTGTAACGCACGATAAATTAAACGAAATGAAAATATCCCACCAACAAGCACGAAAAGAAGTAACCTTGTTCTATATTCAACAAGGGTACTCAAGCCTCTTAGAAGCGTGCGAAACGGCACAAATAAGCTATTCTTCAATATATAAGCAATTGAACGGAATCAACGCTTTAAAATTGTACTCAATAAAAGAATTGATTGAAAAGCTTAATGAGAAATACACAGCAAAGGAGATTGACGG